ATGCACGTTTGTTGTCTGTTCTGCACGTGCTCGTCGGTCGCAACTACTTGACGACCGAGATGCAAGGCGCCAAGCGCGTTTGGTTCTTCGGTTTGGCATGTGTGCTGCCAGAAGGCATGCAAGACCCTGGTCGCTGGCCGATCGATGGCGACAAGACGATGGCCAAGCCGCGCGTCAATGTCGAGTGCATACCGAACGTCACGACGGATCGAGAGATCGTTTTGCGTCCTGGATCTCTCGACTTCAAACAGCACCCTCGCATTGATGGCAATCGCCGCGTCTGGCCCGATGGTCGCTGGGAGTTCATCAAGTGATCGAACTGCCATACGCCTACGCGATGAATGACCGCGAGTTCAAGCGCTTCGAGTTCCGAATCGCTCTGTTCACGCGTCGCGATCAACCAATGGAAAAGGCAGAGCAGCTGGCCGATCGCCTTCTTCAGCGTGACCGCGAGCTCGACACGCGTCACATCTGCCTGGAGTGCAAAGGCCTTCAGCGCGACATGGAGTGCTTCCCTCTTCGCCAGGGCGTTGACGGGGTGGAACGCTGGGAATGGCGCTTTGGCCGAAAGGTGCCTTACGCGCCTGTGATTGCGGATCAGTTGTTCCGCTGTGACCACTTTGATTGGGTGACACCATGAATTGCAAAGAAGGAGATCTGGCCGTGGTTGTTGGGCCAGTTGATACGCCTGGATTGGCAGGCCGTTTCGTCAAGGTTTTGCGCCGCGATGTGAATGGCGAGAAATTCATTTCTGTTGATGGTCATGAAGTGATCGCCAGCGCTGGATTGGACGAACATGGATGGGTTTGCGAATCAGCAGTGACTGGATGCACGCTTCCGTGGGCCAACAGGCTGGGCCTGGAGCTCCATCACTTTGACGAGCGTCCGATAGCAGATCGTGTACTGCGTCCGATCAGAGATCAGGATGGCGAAGACGAAATGCTTCGCATCGTTGGGCTGCCGAACGATCAAGCGGTGTCAGCATGACGCTCAAGGCACTCTCAATCGAAGAGATCCGCATCGACGGTGGCACGCAGGCGCGTGTCAGTCTGTGTGAATCCACAGTGGCCGAATACGCCGAGGCGATCGAAGACGGCGCGCGCATGCCGCCAATCGAGGTGTATTTCGATGGTGCCGCTTATTGGCTGGCCGATGGGTTCCATCGCTTCTTCGCCAACAAGAAAGCCGGTAAAGCCAAGATCGATGCAACGGTCTATCTTGGCCAGCGCCGCGATGCCATTCTTTTCTCGCTGAACGCCAACGCGCGCCACGGCCTGCGCCGCTCAAACGCTGACAAGCGCAAGGCAGTCGAGACGCTGCTGGGCGACGAGGAATGGTCGCAATGGAGTGATCGCCAGATCGCCAAAGCGTGTGGCGTGAGCAATACGCTTGTGTCGAATTTGCGAATCTCACTGTCAACCGTTGACAGTGACTTACAAAAAGACACATGCAAGGCAAGCCACGAATCTGACAAATCCACACGCAATTACGTGAACAAAGACGGCAAGACCGTCACGATGGACACGTCGAATATCGGGAAAAAAGCTGACGCTGAAAGTGCGGCCGCACCACCAGCTCCGGCTCCGGCTCCTGCGCCAGCGCCTGGCCCCGTTGCTCCGCCCGCCCAAGAACCAGCTGCAGCGCCTGCGGTACAGCCAACCACCGCCGAGACGCCGTCAGTGACAGCCCAGCCGATCCAGCAGTCTGCGGACTCATCCGTTACGCAGGCTGATGATCAGGAACTTGAAGACGATGACAGCGAAGGCATGTTGTCCAACGAAGAAGTCGTCACAGAAATGGCGGCCGAGATCGAGAAGCTTCAGGCCGATATCAAGGCGCTGACGGCCACCGACAAAGACGCCGAGATCCTGAAGTGGCGCAAGCTGGTCGAGCTGGCCGATCGCCGCCGCGATGAACTGATGCAGGTAGCGGCGACGCGCCAGCGCCATACGGACTTTGTATCCAGACAACTCATGCGTTGCGGTCGAGCCGTAAATGTGGATGACACAGACAAGATCGCGCCGGCCGTTGAGAAGTTGGCGCGAGATGCCAGCAAGACGGGAATCAGACCATGAGCAGCAGCAAGCTATTCATTGGCCTCTTGCCAGGCGAAGAAATCAAACCAATCCCTGGGCTTGATGAGCGCTACTCGGTGACATCAACTGGGCATTGTGTCTTTGACATCAAGCATCGTCGTTCGTGGAGACACGTCGCATGAATCTCCAGCTTCGACCAGAACAACAACAAGTGATTGATGACATCGCTGCAGCGTTTCGAGCAGGTCATAAACGCGTGATGGTGTCTGCTCCTTGCGGATTTGGAAAAACGGAGCTTGCTACAGCCATTCTCCAAGCGACAAAAGGCAATCAACGTCGTGGTGCATTTCTGGCGGATCGCATTTCACTGGTCAATCAAACCAGCGAGCGATTCGATAAATATGGGCTCGATCACGGGATCATGATGGCGCAGCACTGGCGCTTCCGTCCATCTGAGCAGATCCAGATTTGTAGCGTTCAGACATTGCAGCGCCGTCGTTGGCCAGATGTAAACCTCATCGTTGTCGATGAAGCTCATGTTCTACATGGAGCTATCAGAACGAAGCTTGAGCAGAAAGATTGCTTTGCCATAGGTCTTTCAGCGACCGCAGTAACACCAGGCCTGGGGAAGTATTTCGATTCCGTGGTGAATGCGCCTCCGACAAACCGACTCATTGAAAAAGGCCTGCTGACACCTTATCGAATCTTTTCGTGTGCAGAGCCCAATATGACTGGCGTGAAAGTCGGTCATGACGGTGAGTGGGACGACAAAGAAACAGAAAAGAAAGCGCTTGAAGTCGTTGGTGATGTCGTCGAAGAGTATGTGAAGAATGGCGGCAACAAAAAATTCATTGGCTTTGGTGCAACCATCGCTCACTGCCAAGAATTGCAACGTCAATTCCTGGCGGCCGGCATCAACGTTGCGCTCTACACATCTGAAGAAAAAGATGATGAGCGCATTGAGGTCGTTCGTGAATTCAGAAAACCTGATTCTCTGATTCGCGGTCTGTTGAGCGTGGAAGCGCTCACGCGCGGATTTGACGTGGCTGACGTTGAGGTGTTGATCCTCGCTCGTCCACTGCGCAAGGCGCTTGCAGTTCATATCCAGATGATGGGGCGTGTCATGCGCACGTCAGATGGCAAGACTGAAGCGTTGATTCTCGATCACTCGGGAAATTGCAGCCGTTTCTGGCACGAGATGAACGAGCTGTTCGAGTACGGCGTTAGAAAACTCGATGACGGCAAACGCAAAGAGAAGCCAAAGCCTGATGAAAAGCCGGATCTCGATCCAATCAAGTGCCCGAACTGCGGGCATCTGCATCTCCCTCGCCCGACCTGTCCTCACTGTGGCCACGAATACCCGAAGCGCCAAAGCGTTCAGCACGTTCCTGGAACGCTGAAAGAAATCCTCAAGGATGGCACGGCCCGCCAGAAGACAGAGGCGCTTTGGCCCCAGATCGCACGCTACGCGATAGACCGCCGTGGCGGCAAGAACGATGCAGCCAAGAAGCTGGCTCTTGCCTTGTTCATGAAGATCACCGGCGCATTCCCGCAGGCCAACTGGGATCGAACAACGCCGGCGCTCCAGGTATCGCCTGAAGTCGCGAGCCGCATTCGCGCCGAGAACATCCGGTTCTCGAAGGGGCGCAAGAAGGCGGCAACACAGAACCAGGCAGTTTCAGCATGAGCACCACACGTACACCAACGGGTCTGGTCCACAAGATGGACGAGAGAAACGATTTCGATCCTGAAGCGATCGAGTCTCGCAAACCAGAAAAGCCGTTACTGACGCGTCGCCAGAGAGATGCTTTGGTATCTCTCGCCAAGACTGGATCTGCCAAGGGTGTTGCCGACCTGATGGGCATTTCAACGTTCACTGCATCGTCGCATCTGAAAGATGTGTACGAGCGATTGAACGTACCGAACAACGTGCGTGCCGTGGTTGTGGCATTTCAGCGCGGCCTACTTTCCATTGACGGTGACGAGCTGTGAGCGACTTCGCCGACACCCTACGTGCTGCAGGCCTGCTGCCTGGAACCATCTTGGCGGATGGCAAGCGCCGCCGCTGCCCGACCACGGACAAGCCCAAACGAAAGAACGGCCAGTACGTCCTGGTGGAGGGCGGACTGACAGGGTTCTGGCGCAACTTTGCAGAAGGGCTTGACTGGAACGTTTGGAAGACGGATCAGCCAATCAGCCCAGCTCAGCAAGCGCGCGCCGAGGCTGCGGCGAAACGCAACCGAGAGAAAGAGCGCGCCGACCGCCGCCAAGGCATCCAGGACGCGCGCGCGCTGTGGGCCAGCGCCAAACCGTATCGCCATCACCAGTACATCGCCGACAAGGGCCTGAGCGCCCAGGGCTGCAACGGCTTGCGAATCTGGACCGGGACGGTTCGTGTTGACCAAGACGATCAATGGATCCCCGTGACGTGTGACTGGCTCTTGGTGCCCATCTACTTCGGCGACAAGCTTGTCAACGTGCAGCGAATCAGCACCACTGGCATCAAGCGCCAGATGCGAAACGCACCACAGCGCGGATGCTGGTTGACGCTGGATCGACCAGGCGCCGCGGTGACGGTGTTCGTCGAGGGCTTGGCAACAGGCCTGGCCATCTTCCAGAGCGTGCGCACAGCCCGCGTCGTCGTCACGTTCTTCGCCGACAACCTGCTGCCCGTCATCGACTACATGAAGCCCACGGGCAATGTCTGCATCGCGGCCGACAACGACTGGCAGACCAAGGTCAAGCGTGGCTTCAACCCGGGTATCGACAAGGCGAAGAACGCCGCCGAGCTGATCGATTGTGGTGTGGCCTGGCCTGAAGGAATTGAAGGTACTGATTGGGCCGACTTCCTGAAAGAGATCGGCGAGCGTGGACCGCGCCGCGTGGAGCGCGAGATCCTGGCCAAGGCCAAGTACGTCATGCGCCCCTCATAGGACTCCAACCGTGCGCCTCGCGGAAATGTATGAGCCTGCATGGGCTGTCAAGGCAAGAAACACAGTGGCACCGACCACGGATCAAACGGCACCGGTATTGCCGAAAGGCTAGGGGGGCAGATCCCCGAAGAGTCCGGCGGGCTGGCCCAAACCACAAGCCCGGGGGCCAACGCAGGTTGGCATGTGGTTCCCGCAAGGGGGTGATGGATTGCTGTCGCCAAAAGGTCTTCCCTACTCCAAGTCGTTTGGGGTAGGGGGGCCGTTTGGGTGATGGGTTGATTAAAGGTGAGATCCATGGAAGTGATGTTGCTCAAAACAGCCGGTGGTGCCCTGGTGCCTGTCGGCGATGAAGAAGCCGAGAAGCTGAAGCGCTTCAAGGCCGGCGACATCGCGCGCCTGGACATAACCAAGGTTCGCAATCCCGTCTTCCATCGCAAGTTCATGCTGCTGGTGAAGTTCGCATACGACATCTGGTGTGAGACGGCTCCGCGCCGCCAGTACAAGGGATTGGACATCCACCCCAACTTCACGCGCTTTCGCAAGGATCTGACGATCCTCTGTGGCTACTTCGATGCGACGTTCAACGTTCGCGGCGAGACGCGCCTTGAAGCCAAGTCGATCAGCTTCGCCAGCATGGAGCAGGACGAGTTCGAAGGCCTGTACAGCAAGGCGATCGACGTGATCCTGGAAAGAATTCTGAACCGACCGGATCTCACGCCCGAGAAGGTGCGCGCGCACGTTGACACCTTGATGAGATTCGATTCATGAGCCAGTTCAAGCGCCCACGAGACGGATTGATCAAGCGCGAGGTCGTGCAAACAGAAGGCGTGAGAGGTTGCAGCGGCAAGCGCATCTACACGACGTACTCGTCAGCGAACAACGCAGCGAAGTGGACACGACGCGAGAAGAACGCAGACGTCCACGCCTACGCATGCCGGCATTGCCACAAATTCCATGTTGGAGGTAACTCATGACAGCGCTTCAAACAGCAACCCTGCAACTCGCACGACAGCAGCGCATGCAGGCGCTTGGCCGCCTCAAGAACGGAAAGATGAACAAGACCGAGCAGGCCTATTCGGATCATCTGGAGCTGCGCAAGCAGGCCGGCGAGGTCAAGTGGTTCAAGTTCGAGGGGCTGAAGTTCCGCCTGGCCGACAACACGTTCTACACGCCTGACTTCGCAGTGATGCTGGCCAACGATCAACTCGAAGTGCACGAGGTAAAGGGCTACTGGAAGGACGACGCGCGCGCCAAGATCAAGATCGCCGCCGACCTGTACCCGCTGCGTTTCATCGCGGTGAAGAAGGTACGCAAGACGTGGGAATTCGAGGTGTTCGAGTGAACGCCGCCCACGCAGAAAAAGAGATTCGTGCGCTTGCACGCAAGCTGGGCGTGAAGGCCTGGCTTGTGCGCAACGCCGTTCAGAGTCTGATCGACAGCAATGGTGCTGAAGACAGCGGCAACCCGCCAGCCGCCGACAGTGCTGGCATATCAACTGGAGAAAGCCATGATCGCAACCAAGAAACCCGCACCACCGAAACCCATGCCCGCAAAAACGCCGGGCAAGGGCGGCAAGCGCGGCTGTTAACTCGCAATGACTTAGCGCCTCGCGCGCCAGTGAAGAAAGACAAGCCGGTAGAGAACAAATCGTATCTCCGGCTTGTCGCTGCAAGACCCTGCATCAACTGCGGCATCCAAGGCCACAGCCAGGCTGCCCACGAGAACGCGGGCAAGGGCAAGAGCATGAAGACAGACGACCGCCGCACGTTCCCACTATGCACCGTGGCTGCGAACGGCTGTCACGAGGCATTCGATCAATACCGCCTGTTCAGTGGCCGCGCCGCGCACGTGACCATGGGCGCAACCTGGTCGAAGGAAACCCGCGAAGCGATTCGCGCCGATGGTTTGTGGCCCAAGGATCTGGAATACCTGCAGAACTGACGTTCCGAAAACTTGATCCCGAAAAATCACGGTTGAAGATGAATGCTCAACCACCCGCAAACATCGGGAGCACTCATGCCAACCACCATCTACCGCTACGTCATGGCCGCTCTACTGGCCTTGATCGCCGTTCTGGGCTACCGCGAGGCCAGCGCAGAAGTTCCGCCCTGCTGGCCATTGTGGACAACCGAGAACGTCACGTGGAATTTTGACCAGGTGATAGGCGCCGGCACGTGGGCCGCGTGGAAATGTCCTGACGGCAAGTGGTACTACCTGTTCGCACCGACCGTCATCGACGACGACACCGCTTGGACGATGCTGCGCCGACTCGCGACCAGCAAGAACACAACGGAACTCTGGAACAAGTACGTGCAGCGCCCGGCCACCGCGCCCGAGTTCGCCACGCTCAAGGCAGCCGCAGACGCCTGGATCGCCACGGTCAAGTGAAGTACAAGCTCTGCAACAGCGTGCTGGCCTACATGGGCTGCACGCGCGGCAACAACACGGACGGCATCCCTGACCAACAGCCGCAGTGCGCCGCCTCAGACGACCACGCGCGCGATTGCCAGTGGTCGCCGATCTACGTGAAACGCGAGCGCGATCCCTTCAACCCGCTATTCGGCGGCACCAACTACGCCGGACCACGGCCAGTCGCCCAGGCACCCAAGACCAGCCCACATACCAAGACACGCGCCCGTGTCATCAAACGAGTCCGCCAGGTTTCTCGTGGTGGCCACCCACTCGATACGACCACCGAACTCCCGCCAGCCCAGCCCATCAAGTTGATCGAGCCGATCCCGATCTCCGACCTGATGGACGACATCATCAAGTCAGGCGGCATCCGGTGGGGATGAAACCCCGCACCTCAACTCGTACTTGATCCCGAAGAAACGCCATGCATTCTGAATCGGTCACTCCCAACCGATCCAGGAACACGCAACATGGCAAGCACGCGCAAGAGTGCGGCTCAAGAGATCCGCAATCAGATCGAGAAAGCATCGGCACACGGTTTCCCCTTCTATGTGTATGCCCTTGAAGACGCGCAAGGCGTCTTTTACATCGGCAAGGGAACTCGATCACGTGTATTCGCCCACGAACGAGAGGCCCGCACGAAGCCTCTGAACGCTGCCAAATGCGCTCGTATCCGCAAATCGAACTTCGAGATCTCGTACCGCGTACTTGCGTACTTCAATGACGAGCAAGCCGCCTATGGCTTTGAGCGCGAACAGATCAAGGCTCATGAATCTCTGACCAACGTTGCTCCAGGCTGCGGAGATCGCAAACAGGCTGTCATCGAACAATTCCGCCTGATGCTTGAGAACGTTGTCCCATTCGAGGAAACAGCTCTCGCCAAGAATCCAGATCGATTCCCATACAAGCTGATGGGAGCCAAGACGGCGCGCGATTTCTACGACCGACTGATTTCCGAGATCAAGAAAGAGATTGCCAATCCCACTCCGCGAACGATCACGATAGGGCGCGATAACTCGGTGCGTTACGGGTGGTGACATGAGCGAATCACCCAAACCGACTACTGACTGGGAACGCATCGAAGCCGACTATCGTGCCGGCATCCTCTCGTTGCGCGAGATCGCCAACCAACATGGCATCACCGAGGGTGCAATTCGCAAGCGTGCGAAGCGAGATCAATGGACTCGAAACCTCGCGGCAAAGATCCAGGCCAAGGCTGAAGAGCTGGTACGCAAGGAGGCGGTACGCGTACCTAGTACGCAACTGACGCCAGCCACAGAAAAACAGGTGGTTGAGGCAAATGCTCAGGCGGTCTACGAAGTACGCATTGCTCACCGAACTGACATCCGACGCGCAAAGACACTCAGCATCGCTCTGCTGGCCGAACTGGAGGCGCAGACAGTCAATCCAGAACTGATGGCAAGACTGGGTGAGTTGATGTTCAAGCCAGACGAGAAGGGCGTAGACAAGCTGGCCGACGCGTATGCGAAAGCGATCAGCCTTCCTGGTCGCATCACCTCAATGAAGGCTCTGGCTGAAACCCTCAAGAACCTCGTTTTGATGGAACGTGAATCTTGGGGGTTGGACAAGACACCAGAAGGCCCCCAAGACAACCCGCTGGCTCAGATCCTTGCCCTGGTTCAGCAGAGCGGGTCGCCGATCAAGCTCAAGCCATGAGCGAGGTGGCCGAGATCACTGTCGAGGATTTGCGCCCGGAACTGTGGAAAGACCAGTTCTGGCGCTTGAACAACCTCTACAGCATCGTCACTGAGTCGGGCGCTGTTGTTCCGTTCAAGATGAACGAGGAACAGATCGACCTGTTCAACAACCTGCACACGCGAAACCTGATCCTCAAGGCTCGCCAGCTGGGTTTCACGACACTGATCTGCATCCTGGCGCTCGATTGCTGCCTGTTCACGGCCAACTTCAGCGCCGGCATCATTGCCCACAACCGAGAAGACGCAGAGAAGTTCTTTCGCAAGAAGGTCGTGTTCGCCTACGACCGCCTGCCGCACGCCGTGCGCGAGCTCTTGCCGGTGGCCAAGAAGACAGAGAGCCAGATCGAGTTCAGCAACGGCTCGACGCTCTACGTGTCCACCAGCTTCCGTGGCGGCACTCTGCAGCTCTTGCACGTGTCTGAGTTCGGCAAGATCTGCCGCAAGTATCCCGAGCGTGCCAAGGAAATCGTCACCGGTGCACTGGAAGCCGTGGCAGCCGGCAACGTCGCATTCATCGAATCGACGGCCGAGGGCATGTCCGGCTACTTCTACGACTACTCCATGGACGCGCTGCGCCTGCAGCAAGAGGGCGTCAAGTTGGGTGCACTCGACTGGCGCCTGCACTTCTACCCGTGGTATCGCAAGGCAGCCTACGCGCTCGACGAGAACCCAGTCATCACGGACAAGCAGGCCCGCTATTTCTCCGAGATCGAAGCCAAGGTAGGCGTCAAGTTCACCCGCGAGCAAAAGGCCTGGTGGATCGCCAAAAAGAAGCAGCTGCTTGGCGACATGGGCCGCGAGTATCCGGCCACGCCGCAGGAAGCGTTCGAGCAGGCCGTCGAAGGAGCCATCTACGGCGAACAGATGATGAGGATTCGCGAACTGGGCCGCATCACATCGGTTCCGTTCACACCAGGCTATCCCGTCAACACCTTCTGGGATCTGGGAGCGGGCAACTACACGACTGTCTGGCTGCACCAGCGCGTGGGCAATCAAAACCGCTGGGTGAAGTTCTTCTGCGACTCCATGCGCGGACTGGACTGGTGGTGGAAGACCCTGGAGGACTGGCGCAACGCCAATACCGCCGTTTGGGGCAAGCACTTCCTGCCGCACGACGCCGAAGCATCAATGCTGGGTGAGCAGATCACCAACAAGCGCCAGATCCTGGAAAAGGCCGGCATGCGCAACACCGAGATCGTTCCTCGTGTGCACGACATCGAGACCGGAATCGACATCACACGCCGCGTGCTGCCCGCCGACAACTGGTTCGACAAAGAAGCCTGCTCCGAGGGCATCAAGGCGCTGGACGCCTACCAGTACGAGTGGGACGAGAACTTAGGCCGCTGGAAAGACAAGCCCTTCCACAACTGGGCCAGCGACGGCGCCGATGCATGGCGCCAGTACGCACAGCAATTCCCTCACGGATGGACCGGCCGCACACGGTCTGACGAAGACGGGCGCCGTCCACCGCGCCGTGAACGAAACCACCGAGTCGCATGAACACGCAACAACCTCTTCTATCCGCTACCGGTCGCCCGCTGTTCAAGGTGGGCGAGGACTCTTATCGCCAGTTCACTGAGGGCGAGTACGTCGTCAGTCTGGAATGGCACAACGACACCGGCTCCAAGAGCGAGCCAATCATGGTGATCTGGCCGCAGTACGCCGGCCGCAACTCAGGTGTGTTCGGAGTATGCCTGTCGAGCATTGGCAAGTACGCCGATCCGAGCGGTTCGCCATCGCATGACCCTGAAGGCTGGGAAACCGTCATCGAGGCACTTGATGTTCTCGGGCGTGAACTGTGTCTGCGCGAAGCCCACAAGCTGATGGACGTGATCCTGCGCCACACGCCGGACCTGATCCGCATGCCGCCGTCACCAGCGGACCTGAAGAAGAAGGACGCCGGCGCTCCGATCTGGGAGATCGAGATCCAGGACGAGAACGGCAAGACCATTAAAGAAGCGAGCGTGTGATGGCTGCCCTCAATACATCCGTCGAACAGCCCAAGAACACGGGCCGAAACATCAAGGCTGACAAGCTCGAATCGGGCAAGTCGCGTGAGCGCTTTCTGAAGCGCAAAGCCTGGTTCAGCATGGAGCTGGCACGCCAGCAGGCCAACCGCTATCAGATGGCCCTTGACGAGGACTACTACGACTCGATCCAGTGGTCTGAAGATGAGGCCGCCGAGGTCCGCAAGCGTGGTCAGAACCCAGTGGTCTACAACGAGGTCAAGCCAACCATCGACTGGCTGATCGGTACCGAGCGCCGTATGCGCCGCGACTTCAAGGTGCTCGCCCGCGCTGACAAGTCGAAAGAGGCCGAGAACGACGCCTACATCAAGACCCAGCTGCTGAAGTATTACGACGACGTCAACCGCGTGCCGTTCGAGCGCTCGATGGCTGCCGACGACGCATGGAAAGCAGGCCTTGGATGGATCGAGGTGGGTGTCCGCGCTGATCCCGAGGAAGAGCCGATCTACACCCGCGCCGAATCGTGGCGCAACATGGTGTACGACTCGCTTGGTGCACGCGAGAGCATGGACCCGAGCCGATGGCGTTTCATCTTCCGCTTCCGTGAAGTGGATCTGGACATTGCCATCGCCATCTTCCCGCAGAAGGAAGCCGCGCTGCGCCGCGCCGCGAACATGCTGGACTCGTCGGGCAACGTCTCAGACTGGTTCAACGGCTACCCAGACGCTGGTTTGATCGGTGGTGCCAACATGCCGGCGCGCTGGATCCAGTACGACGCCGACTCATGGGCCATCAACCCGCGCCGCCGTGTTCTGCTGATCGAGTGCTGGAACTACGAGCCGTTCACTGAAACGACGGGCCAGGGCGCAGGTATTGACGACCGCGTCACCATGCGCATGCAGGTGTCCGTCATGACCGAGTTCGAGACGCTGGTCGAAGGCTGGAGCCCCTTCAAGCACAACAAGTTCCCGTTCATCCCGGTCTGGGCGTATCGCCGCAAGAAAGACGGTGCACCTTACGGCCCGATCCGCCCGATCCGTGGTCCTCAAGATTCGCTCAACAAGCGCATGTCGAAGGCTCAGTTCCTGCTGTCTGTCAATCAGATCCACATGGAAAAGAGCGCGATCGACGACGAGTCGATGGATCTGGAAGAGATGCGCGAAGAGAACGCAGCGCCAGACGGCATCGTGATCTACGCCAACAATGCGCTCAGTGGCAACAAGGTGCAGCGTCGCGAGCATCTGGACATCGCCCAAGGGCACATGGCGCTGGCCGACCGCGACTCGCTGGCCATCCGCAGCGCCAGTGGCATCACCGGTGAAAACCGATCGATGGACACGAACGCCACGAGCGGCAAGGCCATCATCGCCAAGCAAGAGCAGGGCGGCATGATGACCGCGGCGCTGTTCGACAACCTGCTGCTGGCCCACCAGCTCGAAGGCGACCTGACACTCAGCCTGATCGAGCAGTACAACAGCGAAGAGAAGACGTTCAGCATCACCGGCGAACGCTTCAAGCTGGACTACTACACGATCAACCAGGCGGATCCAGACACCGGCCAGAAGCTGAACGACGTCACGGCTCGCAAAGCCAAGTTCGTCATCGGCGAGCAGCCGTGGCGCCAGGCTCTGGCCGAGGCCGCTTTCAGCTCAGCCATGGAGATGCTTGGCCAGCTGGCAACCGTGGCGCCAAACGTGGTCATTGCGATCCTGGATCTCGTGTTCGAGTGGTCCGACCTGCCGAACAAACAGAGCATCCTGCAGCGCATCCGCCAGGTGACTGGCCAGGACGACCCCGAGAAGGGCCCGACGCCCGAGCAGCAAGCCCGACGCCAGCGCGAATCTCAGGTTCAGGATGCCCAGTTCCAGGCCCAGATGTCTCAGCTCATGGCCGACGTCAAGGAAGCCGAAGCCAAGGGCATGAACCTGCAGGCCGACGCCATCCTCAAGCGTCTGCAATCTCTCAAGGCCGCATCCGAGGCAGCCGCAACCATCGCCACAGCGCCAGGCATCACGCCGGTCGCCGATGAGTTGCTGAAGTCGGCCGGCTTCCAGGATGCGAACGCTACGCAGCCAGTCATCGACCAACCACAACAACCGCAACCCGAGCAGGCGCAACCCATGGCGCCTCAGCAGGGCATTGCATCCATGCAATCCGTCTCTCAACCCGCCGCACAGCCGGCACAACCATCGCAGGAGTGATCCATGCCATCCATCTCAACCAAGAGCCGAACGCCGGATAAGTGGGAGATCCAGAACGATCTCGACACGCTGGTCCGTGCCGCCGAGATCCGCACCGACAAGAGACGCCTCGCACGCGCCATGGAGCTCGCACGCGAGAAACGCGCTGAACTCGAAAAGCTCGCAACTACGAAAGAATCGAAATGACCGCACGCACCTACACACCCGAAGAACTGTCCGATCTGGCACCCGAAGAGCTCGAAGCTCTGAACGCGGCCGGCGCCGACACATCCGCTGTGAGTGGCGCATCGGGCGATGACGATGACGGCCAGGGCGATGGCGGATCTGACGACGGCAACAACGGCGATGCTGGCGACGGCACTGCTGCCGATGCCGCTGGCGACGATGCAGGCAAGGGCGCCGCCGCAAATGCTGACGCTGCTAAGGCCGGTGACGGCGAGGGCGGCACGCAAACCGCTGACCAGCTCGACAGCGTGCTCGAAGAGTTCGCCGACGACGACGCCGATATCGGCCGCGAGATCGTCGATATCAAGCCCGTCGAAGACAAGCTGCAGGCCGCCCAGCAAAAGGTATCGAGCCTGGAAGACAAGCTGGAAGAGGTCGATACCAAGTGGGCAGCCGGCGAGCTCAGCGATGAAGAGCGCACCGCGCAGCGCGCCGACTTGCGCACGCAGATCCGCGCCGCTCAGACTGAAGAGCGCACCATCGAGCGTGACTTGATCAGCACGAACACGCTGAACCAGGACAAGCTGCAGCGCATCGAGAACGCGCAGGTGAAGATCCTGCAGAAGATGGCCGTCGAAGGCAAGAAGCAGGGCATCGACTACGCGGATCCCGAGAAGCAGCTGCAGTTCGATACCGCGATGACCATGCTCTCCAAGAGCAAGACCATGGCCGGTAAGTCGTTCCGCGAGCTGGCCGATGCTGCACACAAATCGGTGCTCGCTGTGAATGGCCTGCTGGACAACAAGAAGGAAGACACGAAGGTCGATACGACCAAGACAGGCCAGGCTGATGCCAAGCCGAAGGAAAAGAAGCGCGATGCGCCGATCACCCTGTCTGGTCTACCCACAGCCGGATCGAATCACGTGTCCGATGACGTGGTGGGCCAGCTGGGCGCGATCGAAGATCCTGATCAAGCCGAAGCGATGTACGAAGGCATGTCGAAGGCACGCCGCGCCACGGTCTTCCGCTCAACGGTGCGCTGATCTGATGACAAACGCAGCCATCCGGCCGGGCGTCTCCATCGATATCAAGGTGGGTGAATCACTCACTCTTGATGTCGATGTTGAAAACGCACTTGATCCCGGAAAAATAACCATTACTCTCGAATCGAAACATGGGCAACGATCTCGATTGCGAATCGAAGCGCCGAAGTCAGTACGAATCGGCGGCCGAGACTCAAAGCGAGATCCACGCTCTAACTAGCCCCCGGTAATCGGGGATCGATCGGCGCGCAGGAGTGCGTCATGTGCCCTCATAGGAGGTAACTCATGGCACGCACTCGTATTCTGCCTACCGACCCGGGGGCAGTGAAAGTCTGGGAAACGGATGTCGCCGTTGAAACGCGCAACCGTTCCGAATTCACCAAGATGACCGGCACCGAAGCCGAGCAGCAAGTCGTGGTTCGCAAGACAGCCCTTGAAGAGGGCCCTGGCGACGAAGTCACGATGTACCTGATCGGCAAGATCGTCGGCAAGCCGATCGAAGGCGAAGAAAAGGCCGAGGGCCGCGAGCGCAAGATCTCGCACTTCACCGACAAGATGCTGATCGACAAGCATCGTGTGCCGGTGAACGTGGGCGACATCATGTCGCAGAAGCGCGTGCCCTACAACATCGCAGAGATGGCCAAGGGCCGCATGGCTGATCACGCCGCCGAGTTCCACGACGAACAGTGCTTGATGCACTTGTCCGGCGCGCGCGGCGTTGGCGATGAGATCCAGCACTACCCGGTTGGCTACGCCGGCTTCCCCAATGCGTTCATCACACCGGATGCCAATCACGTCCAGTATTTCGACGGCAGCAAGACCAAGGCCACGCTGGGCGCGAACGACAAACTCTCGACCCTGGTGATCGACCAAGCGATCCTCAAGGCCAAAAAGCAGCTGGGCGACGTCGAAAGCGGCAAGGCCGTCAAGATGCAGAAGGTGGTCCCGTCCACCGAGATCCCGACCAGCGGCAACTGTTTCGTGTTCGCTACCGGTCCCGAAGGCATGTACGACCTGCGCCGCGAAGTTGGCGACGCTGGCTGGCTGACTCTCGAAAAGGCCAAGGCCACGGCAGTTGGTTCCAAGTCTCCCATCTTCCAGGGTGGTGATGCCTTCTACAACGGCACGCTGATCATGGAAATGGAGCGCATCGTCAAGTTCAACGACTATGGCGCCGGCCCGACCGTCAACGCCATGCGCTCGCTGTTCTTGGGCGCACACGGCTTGTCGGTTGCCTACGGTGTCAAAGGCCAGAAGAACAAGACGCGCTATCAGATCACCGACTCGACGCTGGACCACGGCGAAGAGGAAGTGATGATCCTGCGCATGATCGCTGGCTACAAGAAGAACCGCTACAACGGCCAAGACTTCGGTGTGATCTCTGTTGATCACGCCTACACGCTGGCCGCTGGCGCCACGATCTAAACCTGAACCAGGCTCACAACCGGGCCTGGCATCAAGCAAAGGAATAGGAGTTCAATCATGGCTCTCTACAAATCGAAGCAGATCACCAACCGTCTGCCCATCCCGTCTGCCTCCGGTGCGAACGATGTCGTTCCCATCTTCGGCGACTTCACGTTCCCGGCCGGTACGCTCATCAATGACGTGATCGAGATGTGCCCGCTGCCCGCTGGCTATGTCCTGGTTGACGCGTTCGCTGATACCGATGACTTGGGCGGCACGATCACTGTTGACTGCGGCATCCTGTCAGGCAATTACGGCGACTCGGGCGCCCGTACCTGCGGCGCTGAAATCATGAACGACAAGGCATTCGGCACGGTGGGCATCTACCGCGCTGACGTTCCTGGCTTCTCGCGCATCGCTCCGACCACCAACGACCGCTCAATCGGCTTCGCTTTGGTGGCGGACACGACTCCGACAACTGACGCCAAGGTTCGCTTGACGATCCTGGTACGTCCGGCCATCGAAGGCGCCTGATGCGTCGCGGCACGACGAAGAGCACTGAGGGAGCTTCGGCTCCCTCTTTGCCTAAAAAGCCTGGTCCCGCAAAGGGCTGGAAACAGAAGGCCGAAGCTGCGCATGTGGCCGCCCAGCAAGCATTGAGTCGCTTGAATCAGCCTGTTCAAGTTGCCCAGGCTCCGCAGGCTCCCGCTCCAGTCGCTGCCGTTGACCGTCGCCCGCTGGGTAGCGTCAACGTGGACTCACTCAGCGGCGATGAGCTGCGCAACTACGGCCGCCGCGCCGGCGTTCGCGAGCTCGACTGCCAGAACCTGAGCGAAGACCGCCTGCGCCAGAACATCAAGATGTTCATCGCGAACCACTTCGAACTGCTGACCGAGGACTGAAATGGCTTCGACGGTACTGGTCAAGGACGTTCTGCGCCGTGTGGCAGAGAACTGCAACGACTTCGATCCTCAGTTCCACCACTGGACCGAGACCGAGTACGTGCAGGCGCTGAACGAGGCGCAGAACATCCTGGCCAAGTACCTGCCGCCCAGCTGCACCCGAGTTGATGCAGTGAAACTGGCATCTGGCACGCGTCAGACGATCGACTCGATCGCGGCTGCCAACGTCAAGCCTTCAGTCGGATCCGCTCCAGCGTCATCTCTGATCGGTTTCCAGCTGATCGATGTGGTGCGCAACATGGGCAGCAACGGCCTGACACCAGGCGCCGCAATCATTGGCGTATCGCGCGACCTGCTCGACACGATGAGCCCGCTCTGGCACCAGAGCACTGGATCCGAGATCGAGTGCTTTGTCTACGACCCACAGGTGCCCAAGACGTTCTACGTCTACCCGGGCGTCAACCCGAGCGCCACAGTGTGGGCTGAACTGCATTGGATCGCCATGCCGCCAGCCATCCCACTGCCGCCTGAAGGCACGTCGCTGTATGGCTACCTGAGCACCGATCACACGACCCTGAGCGTGTCAGACGAGTATGCCGACGAGGTGCTGAACTACTGCATCGCGCGCCTGAATCTGAAGGACTCGGATGCGGCCGACGCAGATCGTGCCAACACGTTCGGATCGCTGTTCACCGGTGCACTCAATGCCAAGGTGCAGGCTCTGACCGGCGCGAACCCGAACCTCAAGCGCCTGCCAATGGCGCCTGAACCACTTGCGAGAGCGTCATGAAGCAACTGCGCGAGTTCTACATCCACGTGCAAGCGAAGGTGAACTCTTGCCCGAGCTTGACGATGAACTGGGCTCTGCAGCTGGCCTGCCGCGAGTTCACCATGCGCACGAAGCTGTGGCGTCCTGAGCGCGTGACGATCCAGACCGTTGCCAACCAGGCGGACTACACGCTGTCCACGGTGGACTACGACATTGCCGAAATCCGATCGGTACACGTCAATGGCCAGGAATACGACATCAAGAACGTCGAAGAGGCCGAACAACTCATTGACGATGGCGACCGCTGCTCGTTCGCCTACCTGAACACCGATGGCGTGACCTTGACGCTGAACCCAGCACCGACCGAAGCGGATCAGGACATCGTCTACCGCGTGATCGCGATGAGCAAGTTGACGGCGACAAGCGTGCCGGATCAGCTGGTCGATCAGTTCGCCAATGACATCGCTGCAGGTGCCCTGATGCACCTCTACGAGATGAAAGACCAGGATTGGACGGATTCTGAGCGCTACTCGTTCTATTTCGACAAGTTCAACGACCGCATCCGAGCCGTGGCACTGAAGACAGCGCGCGGTTTCTCCCGTGCACGCCGCAACGTGACGGCCAAATACTTCTGAGGTAGCCATGCCACAACTGTTCGCCCTCGATGCCGGCGCCTTCCTGGTGGCCGATGCCACGTCCGGCTCGATCATCTTGACGGTGGAGTCTGGCAAGGCCGATCGCTTCCCGGTGGCGAATGCGGCCGGCGACTGGTTCAAGATTGCCATCAAGGACCAGGATGGCGGTGTGCCCGAGGTCTGCTACGTCACCACCCGAACGGCCGGCTCGAACCAGTTGATCCTCGCCAGCACGGCAGATCGCGGCAAGGAGAACGGCGCCGCGGCCCGCTCGTGGCTGACGTCGAAGAAGGCATTCGTCTACATGCCCCTGACCGACGAGGATGTCAAATCGGCATTGCAGGGGGTGGGCCCGAAGTCTGGGATCAGCTCGAACGCTCAGAACTTCAACACGCTGACCACGAATGGCGTCTATCCCCTGACTGGTGACGGCACGTGGACCGGCTCAAGCAACGGCCCGACGAGCGCTGCTGCGAATGGGCAAGTGCAGGTTTTCACGTCGAGCACGGCAGTCGTCCAAGAGCTCGCCACGTTCAACCCTGTCAGTACATGGCGTCGATCCAAGACGTCCATCACGTGGTCTTCCTGGACCCGAGTGGATGCAGCCGAATCGCTGAAAAACACGGTGGGCGCCTGGATCAACGACGCAGACGGCGCAGCGCGACTGTTCTTCACCAATACCGGCGCGACGATCGTGAGGGGTTACGGCGCAGCGCCATTCAGCGTGCAGAACGCATCTAGCGGCACGATCTTCCTGGTCAGCGATACCGGTGTTGCGGCCTCCGGCGCCGACGCCGTAGCGAGCGGTGATCTCCCGCGCTTGGGTCAGGTGCAGACGCTTATCGATTCAGCTGACGGCTGGTACACGGGAGACTTCAAAGACTCGGCGCGGGTGTCGAACCATGGACCATGGCTGCTGTGTGACGACAAGACGATCGGCGATGCATCGTCGAACGCAACGTCACGAGCGAATGCCGACACGCAAGATCTGTTCACGCTGCTTTGGACCGTGGCGGCCGATGCAGACGTCCCCATCTACACGTCAGCTGGCGCGCGTTCTACGCGCGGTGCATCGGCTGCTGCAGATTGGGCGGCACACAAAGCAATCAGTGTTGTGGATTGGCGCGGCTTGGTTGCAAAAGCCACACCGAACGGTGGCGGCAACACGACGAACCCAACCCGTGCACATCTATCCGTCGAACTTGACGTGGTGAAGAACCACAGCCACACATTCGGATATCGAACCCTTGTAGGTGCCGGGTCCGGCATCGTCAACTCCGATGGATCATCTGGTGGAATTACGCCGACGCAATCCACTATTGGCGGTGGCAACGAGAACTTGGTACGTACCCGAGCAGCGAACAAGTTCATCCATCTGTGACAGGTAGATCAGCATGACGATCATCTACCAGAATGGGTTTGTCGGCGAGCAGCCCGCAGCGTCGCGACGCACTCGCAGTTTCAGCGATAGCCGTGCGAGTTCTGCTCGAAATATGTCGCTGTACGACAAGCGGATCTCGCCCGTCAAGCGTCCAGTGAACGTCTATACGACGCACGATTCTTCGCTCATCAAGACGCTGTACCACTACAAGTCAGGTAGCAACGTGAACTGGCTGACGTGGAACAGCACAGTTGATGTCGCACGATCACCGGTGGCGCAAGACTCGCTTGGTCGCATCTACTTCAGTGGCGATGGCGAGCCGCGCATGACGACACTTGCCAGCGCCATATCTGGCCTGGGTCCGTACCCGGCAGCCTGGTTTGTGCTTGGCGTAACAGCACCCAAGACCGCTCCAACGATTGCACCGCCAGCAGGTGGAACCACGGAAACCCGTGCCTACGTGTACACGTTCCGCACAGCGCTTGGTGAGGAATCAGAGCCGTCACCGGCCGCCACTGCATCTGGCAATCAAGCCGGTACGTGGGCGTTGAGTGGTCTTGATACTGCACCAGCGAACACTGGCAGCATCACGAATATCAGCATCGCGGCTGGCGTGGCCACCGTCACGATCGGCAATACCTTCGGCCTGTATGAGGGAGAAGAGGTCAATCTGGCATCTACCGGCATCACCGGATTGGATGGCAAGCATCAAGTCTTGACCGTGACCAGTACCACCTTCAGCGTGGTATTCGGTGGAGCAGGTTCGTCAGTCACCGGAACATGGACGCGCGTGGCGCCTCACAACACAACCGGTATGACGAAGCGCATCTATCGACTCGCTGGCACGTCGTCGATCTACCTGCTGGTGGACGAGATCGCCGTGGCGACGACAACGTACAGCGATTCGAAGACAGCGACTCAGCTGGGTGTTGAGCTGCCCAGCGAGATCACCGATCTTCCTCCGAAGGATCTGCACAGCCTGATCGCCTTGCCAAACGGATCGTTCGCGGGCCTCTCGAAGAACGAACTGTGCTTCAGCGAGATCAACAAGCCTCATTCCTGGCCCATCGACTACCGATACAGCTTTTCTTCGATCGGTGTCGCGCTGGTGGCCGAAGGCAACAGCATCATCGTGCTGACCGACCGAACACCATTGGTGGCCACGTTCTCCACGCCGGCATCCGTATCGATCACAGAGCTGGTGAAGGACACGTTCGCTCCCTGCGTTTCGAAGCGCGGTGTGGTGGCTGCCATGGGTGGCGCTATCTATCCGTCGTTCAACGGTCCAACTCTGGCGGCGCCTGGTCTTGGCGTGAAGAACCTGGGCATTCCTTCCGAGGATGACCCGTTCTTCAAGATCGAGCAATGGGCAGAGCTGAAGCCAGATACGATGGTGGCGGCCTATTTCGACCGTGACTATCTGGCCGCCTACACCCCGTCAGGCCTGCCCGTCGAGATCCTGGCTCTGAACCCAACGGCGCCATCCATGATGCGCCGATTCGATCAACCGGTTGACGGGCTGCATGTGAGCGACGTTGACGGGTTCCTCTACTTCGCTCTTGGTTCCGACATCTACAAGTGGGCCGCCGACACGACGCTTTCCCGCTTCGCATACTGGCTGTCGCTGGACTATCAGTTGGACAAGAAGACAACGTTCAACGTGTTCCAGGTGCATGCCGCTTGGGATGAGGTGCCAGCGCTTGACGCCACGCTGCTAACCGAAAACCTGAGTTACCTTGATACCGCTACAGAGCCTGGTGGCGGCCTTGGCGGATCTCCGATCGGAGCGGTTCCGATTGGTGGCACCTATCTGCACGAGAACTCTGAATCGACCGAGCCGTCCGTTACGCTGATCTTCTACAGCGACGGCGAGATCAAAGACGTTCGTACGATCAAAGATTCCCAGATCTACAAGCTCAAGAGCGGATTCAAGTCGTCAACGGTGGCTCTGGCCATCTTCACGAACGTACCTGTCATCTCCTGGTCCATCGCCGAATCGGTGAACGAGCTCAAGCAGATCCCATGAGCGCGCGCCAGCCTATTCCTGTCACGCATCACGTCGATCCGGCCGAGCAGCAGGCCGCCGACGCGATCCGTCTGCACGTCGAGACCCTGACTGGTCAGGACAAGAACGCCGAAAAGCTGACCGAGCTGCCTGCCGGCGCCACGCTGGACGATCTGCGCCAGGCGCTCAACATCCTGATACGGCGCCTGGGCGGATAAAAGTCGGGTTGATCCCGAAGAATCGGGCCGTATGGTGAAGACAGCGAGCCTGTCATGCACATTCACCCGTCCCAACTTCGACATGCACTCTCCCTCTATCTGGGTCAAGAACTGACACCAGAAGCGGCTGCGCACGTCGAAGCAGTTGCACTGGTGAACACCATGCCAATGCCTGAGATTCCCCAAGGCTGCGGCCTGGTGAACGATCAGCACCAGCGCTACTTCGACCACGTGAACAGCGGCTGCGAAGGCAACTACGACCCGAGCTCTGCTCGCGTGATTGCCAACGTTGGACCAGGTGGCGACATCAAGGGCGTGGTTCTGTTCAACAAGCCAAGCCAACACTCAATCGAGATGGCAGTCAGCTCTGACGGTTCAGGCCACTGGCTCAGCAAGTCTTTGCTGAAGGCGGCGTTTCGATACCCGTTTGTGCAGTTGGGCAAGTGCCGAGTGACCGCGGTTATTCGCGCTTCGAACGTCGCGGCGCTGCGCCTGGATGAAGGCCTTGGCTTTCGGCATGAAGGCCTGTTGTTCGACTTTTTCGGGCCCGGTAAGGCTTGTGTAGTGATGGGCATGCTCCGTGAGCAATGCCGCTGGATCGGGAAGGACGAGAAATGATCAGTTTGCTGGATCTCAAGCGTCAGCTGTGGGCCTTCCAGGGTCTGCGCGGCGGAATCCTTGGTGGTGGCAAGGACGACAACAACAACGACGGTATCAACCAGGCCGCCTTAGCCAATGCCAATGTCGCCAAGGAGGCATTGGATTGGTACAAGAGCGAATACGCTGCCACCAAACCGCAGCGCGACGCATCTACCGCGATCGCCAACAAGGCAACCAACACTCAGATCGACCTGATGCAGCAGCAGGCGGATCAGAGCAAGGACACCTACGACTATCAAAAGGGCACGTTCCGCCCGGTTGAAGAGAAGCTGGCCACAACGGCGCAGGCTTTCGACACGCCTGAGCGTCGCGAGGCCGAGGCCGGCAATGCGATCGCTGATGTTCGCGCCGGATTCGAGAACCAGCGTTCTCAGATCAATGACCAGCTCGCCACGAGCGGGATCACTCCGAATTCAGGCGCGGCGCTGGCGACCATGCGCAAGCTGGGCGTATCGCAGGCCGGCGCCGAGGCTCAGGCCGCCAACAAGGCGCGCAATGGCGTCGAGACACAGGGTTGGGCCCGCATGTCCGACGTCGCTAATCTGGGTCGCAACATCTCAGCCAACGCCACGACGCAGGCTGCAGGCGCCACATCGGCTGGCACGGCCGCTACTGGCTCTGCAGCGACCGCCAATGGCATCAACAACAGCGGTGCCGCGCTGATGCAGAGCGGGTTCAATACGGCCACGGCTGGCAACCAGTCTGCCGGGAATCTGTATGGCCAAGCCGCTGGAGTCGGCAGCTCCGATTTCGCATCTGGCATGCAGGGCATCGCCGGCCTGGCGTCGGCTGCCGGCCAGATCTTCGGCAAGTCTTCCAAGGACTCCAAGACCGACAAGCACCCGGTGTCGGCCAGCATGCGCAAGGCCATGGGCGGGCACCAGCCATACGAGGGCACGCCGGTTGAAGAGTGGAAATACAAGCCGGGCGGAGGCGACGGCCAGAAGCACCTTGGCCCATACGCCGAGGATGTTGAGCGCGAATTTGGCGAGGACATGGCGCCTGAAGGTCAGGCCATCAACCTCACTCGCATGAGCAAGCGAAACCTGAACGCGCTCGCAGATCTGTCTCAGCAGCTGGATCAACTTGAAGCCCAGATCCACCAGTTGACGTCGGGTGCACGATGAATCTCGCCAACGCCAGGAAGCACGTCTACCAGTCGCTCAAACATCCCGGCGACCTGAACAAGGGCTGGGATGGGTTTAAGGACGTCGATCCGCTTTTCACCAGCGGGCTGAAAAACGCTGTCCGCATTGAAGACGAGTCGCTGGCCAAGATCTGGGAGGGCGTGGGCAACGACAAGTTGCAGAACTTCCACGACAAGGACGCGGGGAACATGAACCGCTCGCTGTTGCACCGAGCAATGGCTGGCTTGGCCTACCTGGGTGGAAGTGCACTGGCTGGGGGTGGCGGATCTACTGCCGGTGGTGCGACTGCCGGTGGCGAAGCATCTGCGGCGCCAGCAGCATCGGAGGTGGGCTCCACATCGGCAACCTCGTCTGGATCGTCTGGCTGGCAACGCCTTATGCAAATGGGCCAGTCAATGGGCGGTGGCGGTGGTGGGCAGCAGAACGTTGAGCAAGACCCGGTTGTTGTGGATCGAACGGTGTTGCCTGGTTGTGAGAACGTCACCAGCTCAAAGAGCGCCAATACAGATCGCAGACCGGTCGATGAGGAAAGCGCCGTGACCGAAGAACTGCAGCGCAACAACCCAATCGACGACAACGGCGTGACCGTGCTGGGCATCCAGGAACTCACCGGCCGCATCGCCGAGGCCAAGAAGCGCTTGGCACAACTTCAAGGAAGCAAATCATGAAGGGTATTGGACAGGCCTTGGCCTTGATGGGCGCTGGAGCTTCCGGCTACATGAAGGGCGCGAACGACAAGGAAGATCGCGACCAGATTCAGAAGGAAAAAGACTTCCAGAATCAGCAGCGCCAGCGCGAGGCCGACATGCAGGCGGCCGTGCAGGAGGCATCCAAGACCGTCTCTCCAACTCAGGTTGCGCAGACTGGTGAACTGACGGTTGGCGAGAACGGGCCCGAGCTGGCTCAGTCTGACGCGTTCAAAGTCGGTACCCAGCAATTCGGCAATCGCGCTGCAGCCGATTCAGCCGCTGCCGACCAAAACTCGTCAGCTATGCGAGTCAAGCGCATGGCCGACGCTGTGCGCCCGTTTGATCCGCTCAAGGCCAATCAGATCGAGCAGAGCTCAATCCAGACTCAAGCCGCCCAGCAACAGATGGCCGACCAGCAGTTTGTGCGAGGTGCATCCAAGGCGCTCATGACCAATGGATTCGAAGGCCTGGCCGACTGGATGAGCGCATCGCCTGCCGATGGCCAAGGCGGCAAGATGAAGTTCAAGGCAACGCGTGGACCCGATGGGAAAACCGTGCTGATGACTCAGGTTGACGAGCAGGGCAACCCGGTTGGAAAGGGCATGGAGTTCACGGACGACGAAGCCGGTCACGTGAAGGCTCTGTCTACGATCATGGCTCTGACGAACCCGGCCGATCGCGTCAAGCACTACGAATGGGAGCAGTCGAACGAGCTCGCCAAGAAGCGCGCCGACAACGAAGAGAAATATCGTGATCGTATGGCGGGCGTGGCCGAGAAAAATGCCGAGACGAACGCCCAATATCGCAGCGACATCGTTGATGCCAAAAACAATGCAGCTGGCGACAAGAACGAACTGAAGATGCACGAGGCAGACAAGCTCGAGCTGTCAGGCATCGAAAAGAGCATGGCCGCCCTGGACAAGTCGATCAACGACGCCAAAGCCAGCGGCATGTGGAAGAAGGACGACGAGGGCGCGAAGGATCTGAATGATCAGCGTGCCACGCTTCAAGCTAGAGCAGACAAGATCCTGGCGAGATATCGTGAAAAGTCAAATGTAGACGCTGATCCGGCTGGCTTGCGTGAAGAAAAGCAGCGTGTTCTTCCAAAAGGAACACTTGATAAACCAGCGATTGATGTAACTGGTGATCCAAAAGCGTTTCTTCGCCAGCTTTACAAGATTCCAGATGAAAAAGAGCGTGCGATTGCTCTTCGTGCCTTTGATGAATCACAACCTGGTGCATCAGCATCAGAAAACCCTGCACCGGCGAAGACAACGACACCGGCGCCCACATCCAGCAGCGCGAAACCTGGTGGCCTGATAGCATCCATGACCGATGCGCTTAGCCGTGCCGGAAAGGCCCTGTCTCCAAACCTCGAATCTCAGGCTCAGTCGGCTCTCAAGAGCGGCGACAAAGAGCTGATGAAGTACCTGCTCAAGCAAACCGACTCATCCAAGCCCATGACCGCCGAAACGCGAGCCAAGGTCGAAGCTGCACTTGCCAAGAAGTGAACAAGATGGATCTCAACACCGTACGCACCAAAGTTCCCGAGCTGCAAGGCCTGGATGACGATTCGGCCGTCACCTACCTACATGAGCGCTTCTACCCGGATATGCCGCGCGAACAGATCGCGCAGTCGCTGGGTGTGAAACCTCCTGAAGTGGCAACTCCGAAGGCTGGATTCGGCCGCCGCGTGGCCGATGCTGCCGTGTCGTTGGCAGCCAAGGGCCCCATCACGTTGGGTGAAGCCGTCATTGGCCTGAACGATCTGGCTACCGGTGGTCATGTCGGCAAGTTCCTCGAAGACACGATCGGGTATGACCCGCAGCGTTCGCGCGAGATGATCGACAACGCGCTGATGTCAGAGCAGTCGCAGCAGGAAGTTC